CAGATGATCTGCTGATGGACGAAGGCGCCGGCCTTCTCCCAGCAAGCCTCCAGCATCGCTTGGCGGCGAGAGGCGTGCCAGCAATACCAGGCGGCGTCCTCGGTGATCGCCTCGGCCACTGCGGCGGCTATGAAGCCGTCGTAAAGCTCCGCGCCCTGCGAACTGTCGTCCCAGGTGACGCCGTAGGATTGGCTCCAATCCTTGTTCCGCGTCGGGTGGTTCGAGCCGTCGTAGTCCACGAGATACGGCGGGTCGGTGGCGAACAGGACCGCACGCTCGCCGTTCATCAGACGGCGTACATCCTGATGGTTCGTACTGTCGCCGCAGAGCAGCCGGTGATCGCCGAGGATCCATAGATCGCCCGTGCGCGAGGCCGGATTGCGCGGCGGCTCGGGGATGGTCACGGGCGGCACCGAGCCGCCAACCCCGCCGTCTTCATCGTCCGCGTCCGGATCGAGCGCGAGGAGCTTGTCGAGTTCGCCGTCGGAGAATCCGACCAGCGACAGATCGAAGTCCTCGGCCAGCAGTCCCTGCAGCTCGGCGGACAGCAACGCCTCGTCCCAGCTTCCGAGTTCCGTCAGCTTGTTGTCCGCGATGCGGTAGGCCCGGCGCTGCGCCTCGGTCAGATGACCGAGCACGATCACCGGTGCCTCCGTCAGCCCCAGCTGCGTCGCGGCAAGCACGCGCCCATGGCCTGCGATCAGCTCCCCGTCCTCGGCCACGAGGCAGGGCACGGTCCAGCCGAACTCGGCCATGCTGGCGGCAATCTTGGCGACCTGGTCCGCGCCGTGCACCTTCGCGTTCTTGGCGTAGGGCTGGAGGCGCGCAAGCGGCCAGGTCTCGATCCGCTCGGGGGCGAAGCTCAGCGTCATGGGTCGGATGGGTCCGTGGATCGAAGTGGACACCTGTGGTCCTGGACTCCGGAGACCGCGCTGGACTCCGTGCGGAGTCCAGCGGGCGCGACGGGCGTCCGGCCATCAGGCGCGTGTTCGTTGGTGGTTTCTCGGGATTGGCGTGGATCCGGATACCGGGTGGCTTCCCAAAAATCCGGCCCTGTCGCTGGCGATCCATCGCGCCTCGCCCGCCAGCATACGATTTCCGCCAGGAAGGACCCGTGAACTCGAATGCTCAGGCGATGTTGGCGTGACCGTGCGTCGATCCGTTACGAAAGGATCAGTGCGGATCCTTTACTTGGCTCGGTTCCAGCGAAAGGATCCGTGCGATCGTGATCGCGACGCGCGCCTCTCCCGAGGATAGCCAGAATCTACCCAAGAACCGGGGTTTTCGTCTCTTCGAAAAGTGTCCGGCGGACACTTTCCGCTTCGCTTCGCGAGCTTGCGATCACTCGCCGAGAAGCGCCCGCAAATCTTTCATCAGCAGGAAGAGATGATACGGGTCGGTCGGACTCGGCTCGAAGTCGAACTGCTCGTACCATGCGCGCGCGTCATCGTCCTTGGCATGCACAAGCAGCGCTCGGATACCTGCAATGTCGGCCGCTTGAGCCGTGCGCAGCAGTGCATCCTTGAGCAACGCCTTGCCCAGCCCCTTACCCTGCTCGGATCGGTCGATGGCAAGACGAGCGAGGAGCATCACCGGAATGGGATGACGTGCAAGCCCCTTGCTGACTCGACCGGGTGCATCGGCATGTTCGACGGCGCCGACCGCGAGGCTGTAGTAGCCCGCGACACGCTGTTCCCCGCGGCACACGACATAGGTCTGAGCGCTGCCCGCTTTCTGGTTGACCAGAGCGTGGCGTTGCAGGAAGCGGTCGAGAGGTTCCTTGCCGGAATTGAACGCATCGAGGTCGTGAGAGGCATCGAGCTTTTTGACGGCAGAGAACGCTTGGTTCTCCACTGTCACTCAAGCACGCTCTTCTCGGCGAGCAGTCTGGCGAGGCGCGGCTTGCTCTGGACGGGGCGGTCGAGAACATCCTGGAATGCTTGCCACTGGGCGTCATCCAGCCGGAACATGCGCCGATCGACGAGCGCTTCCTCGGCGGCATGAATGCCCGCCTCGAGCAGGAACTCCGTCACGTTCTTGTGCGAAAACGTGGCTGCACGCTGCAGCAGCGCCTTCATGGTCGGCGTGGTGCGCACCTCGATACGTTCGGACTTGGCTTCGGCTACGGGCATGGCTGATCTCCTGTCCCAATTTCTGTATCATACGGACAACGTACGGACAAGAAGTTAATTGGGGTGACTGGCCGGGTCCTCGCAAGCCCCTTTGACCATTTCAATCACGTAGCGGCGCGACCGGAGCCGGGGGACTTTGCGCTGGTTAAGCCGCCATGCGATCACGCAGAGCGCGTAGAGCCAGTGCTCGTGGGCGGCCGAGCGCTGCAGGCCAACCTTCCAGCAGATGGTCTTCCAACGCTCGCCAAATGCGCGCAACCAGACGATCTTGCCGTCGATCGGATCGAGCCCCACCGTCCAGCTGAGCGTCTCCTCCATCCGGCTGATCGCGGCGGGTGATGGCACGACGCGCATCGGCTTTGGCTCCTGTCCGACCTTGTCGGCGAAGCTATGGATGACCTCCGGCCAGACACTGAAATATCCCTGACGCCGGGGTTCGGGCAGGCGCTTGAGCACGAAGGCCGCTTCCGCGAGACGTTCCTCGACGAGGCTCGGCGTCCACCTCACAGCACACCTCCCCGGGTCTCCATCGCCCAGAGCAGGATCGCGATCGCGTCGGCCTCGTTGTCGTCGGCGGGCTGGAAGCCCCGCTGGCGAATGGCAGCGAGCACGGCATCCTTGCCGACGTTGCCCTTGCCCGTGGCGAAGCGTTTGATGGTGCCGACAGGAACGCCCTGATAGGCGACGCCCTCACGCTCGCACCAAGCGGTCAACGTCGCCAGGAAACCGCCGTAGAGGTGGGCGGCGTCAGTGCCGACATGGCGCCGGACCTCCTCGAAATAGATCGCGGCCAGCCCACTGCTGTCGTCGGCCAGTTGTTCGAGCCAGCGCTGGAAACGCAGGTACCGCATGCCGCCGCCATCGAAGCGGCCGGAGCGGAAGCTGGCAGTTCCGCTGTGCACGATCCCGCCCGCCAGGCTCGCCCATCCCGTCGTGGTGCCGAGATCCAGGGCGAGAATGGCGCCGCCCGCGGATGCCGCAACGGGCGGGACCTCGAGGGGGCTGTTCTCGGGGACGGGTGACGGGTGCTGGCTCATGTCGATCGGTCCTTCTGGTCTGATGTCGGGGACGAGGTGGGCGGCACGCTGCCTGCGCGCGCGAAGCCCCTGGGGGTGGGAGAGGGAGAACCCGCTCAGCGCGGTTCTCCCCCACCCCCGAAGGGGGTGGCTTTCACCCCCACAACTTCGAAAGCGCGTCAACGCGTTGGATCTGTTGGAGAAAATGAAGTTGGGATGGCGCGTTTCGGGGGTCGCGTTCCCAACTTGAATCTGCGAAAGGCCGCGCAGCCGAGCGCGCTGGAGCCAAGGTAGTTGGGAAAGCCCGTCCCAACTTGCTGGCGCGCGCCAGCGCGAAAACGGACCAGGTGCAGCGAAGGTAGTTGAGGTCGCCTCTCCCAACTTCCCCAACTTGAATCTGCGCAATCTTGAGCACGGGGCTGGTCGATGCGGGGCGCTCATTCCACGCCCTCCGGATAGACCCAGACTTGCGCGTTCTCGACCGGCAGCGCCGCACCACTCTGCGGACATTTGTAGGTGCTGGGCAGCACCGGGATCCGGGCAGGGCTGATCTCGCCGGTGACCGGGTCCACCGTCTCTTCCCCGGTCGGGAAGGTCATTCCCTCAACGCAGAGATAGCCGAACTTCGAGCGCGAGGTCGGCAGGCCAAACGGTGCGCCGTCCCGGACGAACTTGATGAAGCCCTTGGTGGCCAGCACGCTGATCCGCTCGCGGATCGTATCCTTGCCGCCAAGCCCCGCCTGGTTCTCGAAGCTCTCGGCGAACTGCAGGGCCGTGTAGAGCCTGCCGGCTTCGGCCTCATCGAAGAGTAGCTGTAGGATGACGTCGTGCTTGCGCACGCGCTCGGCATCGAGCTTCTCGCCGAATTCGCGCCGCACGATCCGCTCCCCGGAACGGTCGATTTCTACCCAACGGCCATCGGCCTTATCGACGATCATCGGCTCGATGCCGGGACCGTTGCGAAGCTCGAAATGCAGCATCCGCTCCGGCCGGTCCTCGTCGGGCCGGTGCATGATCACGCCGGAGGTGTAGAAGCTGCGGAGGCTGCCCGCGCCCGAGAGCGCCATGAACGGGTCCTCGACGAGCTGCTTCTTCGTGATCTTGCGGGTGTGATGGCAGAGGATCAGGCCGGCATCCGGGGCTACGGCGTCCCGCAGGGCCTCGACCCGCTCCTGCAGGAAGAAGAGCATCGCGGTGTTGTCGTTCTCCCCGCCGCCGTCCGGACCCCCATCGAAGAGATTGCGGATCGGGTCGATGCAGAGGATGTCGGGCGCGCCATGCCCGTAGTGGGCGCGAACCGCGGCGATGGTCAGGCCCACGCCGCCGGCGTCGAGCAGCATGCGGACCTTCGGCGTGGCGACGAGATTATCGCGCGCCGCGGCCAGGAGCGCCGGCTCGATCCGGATGGCCTGAAGGCGCTCCCGGAGGTAATGGTACTGGATCTCCGCCTGCAGATAGAAGATCCGAAGCGGCCGGCTTGGCGCAAAGCCGAGGAAGGGCACCCCCGCCGCCATGTGGACAAGCAGACTGATTAGGAAGTCGCTCTTGCCGACCTTGGGGGCGCCGCCGAGCACCAGCATCCCGCCAGGCGTCAGCAATCGCGGCGCGATGATGTCGTCGGGCATCGGGCTCACGTCGTCGAGCAGTGCGCCGAGCGTGAAAACCGGAAGCGCGGACATCGGCGGCACGGCGATCCTTTCGAGGGCCGGCCCATGGCGCTCTTCATGAAGCCGCCAGAGGCGCTGTGCTTCCGAGGCGAGACGTTCGAGCGGCCAGCTCGGACGGAGCTGGGCGGCGTTGTACTGGCAGATCGCCTCCCAAGCGTCGTCGCGGCTCATGCGGCCCTCATGCGCCATGCGGACGTAGTGGCCGATCGCGGCGCTCGCCCCCTGGAAGCGGGTCCAATCGTCCGATCCGCCTTCGCGGACCGGCATCGTCAGGACATCGGTGATCGACGGTTTGTCGGTCGAGGGGCCTGGCTCGGTTCCGACCCCGGCAAGCGGCGGCATGTCGGCGACTGCTTCCGCGAAGTCGCGCAGATGGACCTCGGTCCGGGGGCTGTGGCGGCGGATGTTGACCAGCCGCTTGAACCCGCCCTTGTGATAGACGGAGCCGGCCAGACGGATCGGCTGGTGGGCCGATCGGAAATGCGTGTCGCCGCCGACCTTGACCGCAATGTCGCCGCGCAGCCGACAGAGAAGCGCGATGTCCTCGCCCTCGGCCGGTTCGCTCAAGCGCCACCAGACATGCAGCTTGTCGAGACCGTCCGGCGTCCGGCCGCCACTTTCGACGAGCAGTGTCGGGTCGCCGAGATGACGGACGAGGTGGTCAAGCTTGGCCGCAATGTCTCCGGCGTCGAGGTCGACCAGGACCGTCTGCATCTGCTGGACATCGGCGGCCTTGGCCTTGCCGGTCTCGGCGACCGTTCCCGGCACCACATAGAAGGCCGCCCCTTCGCGTGCTGCCCAACCGGCAAAGGAAACCGCCTTCTCCAGCAAACTGTCGTCGATCTCGATCCAGGCGTTGTGGGGTCGGCCGTCGATGCCTTGGCCCTTGTCCACAAACCCGCGCAGGGGCACCCAGCCCTCGCAGTAACCGAAGACGACGTCGAGAAAGACGGCGATCTGCTCTGGATCCGGCTCGATGTCGAACGGATCGGCCTGCGGCGCGGCGTCGTTGAAGTCGCGCCAGGCATCGAGGGAGATGACCTTGTTCCCGCTCATGCCGGCAACCCCCAGCAGCGTTCCGCCCACGGGCACATTCGGCACTCGTGGAAGTCACGGGTCGTGGCGATGCGCGGCAGCAGATCCCCTGCATCCGTCGCTTCAAGGATCCGCACGGCGCGATCGCTCATGCGTTGGGCGAGCCCCGCGTCGAACGGCACGAGTTCGTGGTGCAGTTCGGCGGTGTCCTTGTTGATGGCGGTGAAGAGCGCGGGATTGTCGGAGATGCCGGGGACCTGCGCTTCCATATAGGCTTGGTAGAGGGCGATCTGGGACGCGTAGACGGGCTTCGCGACAACCACGCCCTTGGCCACGGTCTTTCGCCAGTTCCTGGCGTTCATCGTCTTGCATTCCCAGAGCGCGGGAACGCCGATGCCCAGCAGCTGGGGTGCGGCGGCGATGATCCCATCGACATGACCGCGGATGCGGCCACCAGCGACCGAGAAGCCGAATTGCTCGCCATCTGGACGGTTGCCCTTGCGGGTATAGAGATCGAACCCGGCACCGCGCAGCCAGCGGATGGCAAGATCTTCGAGCGCGTGTCCGATCTCGAAGATCCGCAGAGTCTGGCCAGAGAACTCCCGGCCCTCATCCTTCGGCGCACCCGCGAACTCGAATTGCAGAGCGCGCTCACAGCCGTGTCCAAGGCGGGAGCCGCCGAGGTAGGTCCTGGGCGCAACCGCCGCGCGTTCAGCGGCGATCGCCTTGTCGATCACCGCATTGATGCGTTCGGCGCAGGTGGGGCGGTGGTTGTAGTCGAGCATCAGAACGGCACCTCCGCGTCGGCGTCGGCTGCCATGGCGTGCATGGCGTCCTGGAAGCCGCCGACGGCGACCTCGATGAGCGTGAGCACCTGCGCCTCCGTGAGGTCGGAGAAGCGCGCCTGCCAGCCGATTTCCTCCATGATCTCGGCGACCGGCTTCATGGCGGCGCGGATCGCCGCCTTCTCCTGTTCGGTGAGATCAACCATGGCCCAGCGCTCCCGCGCCAAGCGCGTCCAGAAGCCTTGGCAGGCCATCGAGCAGAACCAGACCGAGGGGCGCGGTTGCTTCGACCGCACCGGGTCGAACCAGCCAAAGCCACGGGAGGGTCGCCGGCAGACAGCACAGAGCGTTCCACGCGGATGCCAGAGCCGCCGCCGGTCCTCGGCCGTGGTGGGGGAAACAGATGCCATGGCTCATGCCGCCCTCCCTATGGCTGCTTCGGGCGCGGCATCGGCCGCCCCGAAGACGAGGGAGCGGATGGCGTCGCGGTTGAAGCGGAAGGCCAGCAGCGCCGATGCCTGGTAGCGGGTGAGCCCGAAGTCCTGCCGGTACTCCGGCGGCAGGAAGGCGAGCTGCCGGTCGGTGGGCGGCTGGTTCAACCAGCGGCGCGTCTTGTGCGCGCTCTCGTCGCTCTCATGCTCGTTGAGCCAGTCGTCCGCCGCCGCCAGACAGACAGTGCGCTCGCCCATCGCCAGCAGATGAGGGCGCTGCTTCTGCAGACCGCCGATGCCGTACCAGCGGCCGTTCAGGAAGAAGACGCCGCCCCACGCGTTGAAGCCGTTGGCGATGAGCGCGGCATCGTCGCCGAAGAGGTCGCACCAGCGGAAACTCGACCGCTTCAGGAGGTCGATCTCGGACATCACGAAGTCACCGAGCGGCGCTGCTTCGCCGCCGTCGGGACGCTCCCAGAGGTGCCCACACAGCGGGCATTCGGTGGTGGCGAGCGGCACGATGGCGCCGCAGTCGGGGCAATCCTTGGTCGGCGCCTCGCCGGAGCGTTCGCGACCGTCCAGGTCGACATCCTGCTCCAGCGAACCGTGCAGCAGGGTCGAGGTGCCGAAGTCGAGCACGATGCAGTCGGTCTTGATGACGCCTGGATGTTCCTCGGGCGAGACCGTGCGCAGACCGCGCCCGACCATCTGAATCATGGTCGACTTGTAGGAGCTCGGCCGCAGCAGCACGACGCAGCCCGTCGGCGGATGATCCCAGCCCTCGGTCAGCACCGCGACATTGACGACGACCCGCAGCTCTCCGGCGGCGTAGGCGTCAAGGGTCGTCTTGCGGTCGGTATCGGCCATGTCGCCGTGGATCAGCCCAGCGGCGACACCGGCCGCGTTGAAGGCGGCTGTCACGTTGCGCGCGTGGTCCACGGTCGAGCAGAACACCACCGTCTGGCGCTCGCCCGCCTTTTCCCGCCAGTGGCGGATGACGGCGTCCGTGACCGGCGACCGGTTCATGATCGCGTCGACCTCGGCCATGTCGAAATCGTCGGCCGTGCGGCGCACCTTGGTGAGCTGGTCCTGGACGCCGACATCGATGACGAAGGTGCGCGGCGGCACATGACGAAGGTGCGCGGCGGCACGAGATGGCCGGAGGCGATCAGTTCGCCGATCCGGATCTGATCGGCGACGTTGGAGAACACCGGGCGCAGACCGCGCTTGTCGCCCCGGTTGGGCGTCGCGGTGACGCCATAGATCCGGCACATGGCATTGCGCTGGAGCGCGGTGTCGATGATGCGCCTATAGCTGTCGGCTGCCGCGTGATGCGCCTCGTCGATCACCAGGAGGTCGAGCGCGGGCAGCTGGTCGAGATTGCCCGCGCGCGCCAGCGTCGGCACCATCGCGAAGGTGACCTGTCCAGCCCACGACTTCTCCTTCGCATCGACGACTGAGGTCGTGATCTTCGGGTTCACCCGGCCGAACTTGCTGCGGTTCTGCGCGGTCAACTCGTCGCGGTGGGCGAGCACGCAGGCCTTGGCGCCCGTGCTCTTCGGGGTTTCGCCGACCATGCGACCGACGACCCCCGAGAGCATGATCGTTTTGCCGGCTCCGGTCGGGGCCACGCCGAGGGTGTTTCCGTGCTCGTCGAGCGCGCGGACGCTGCGCTCGACGAACTGCTTCTGGCGGGGACGCAGCAGCATGGCCGCCTCACTGCGCCCAAGACGGGCGCGTGCCCGCCGCCGGTGCTGAAGAGTGCGGCATGGAGGGCTGGGAAGGCTGAGCCTGCGGCTGCGGTGCCGCACCGGGCACGCCCATGAGGGCGGCATAGTCCTTGTGATCCGGCGTCACGGCTGCGCGGATCTCGTTTTTCTCCTCGCCGTTGGTGTCGGTGCCGATGTCGATCCGCGCCACGAACTCGAGGCCGTCGAGATCGGCAAAGCCGCTGATGCGACGCGCGGCCTGGGCCTGAGCGGACGTGTCCTTGTCCGAAATGCCGCGCGCGGAGTTGAGCATGCCGCGGATCAGGCTGCGGCCCATGTTCGCCCAGTCCGGCCCCTTGGGGCTGTAGAGCCCGATCAGGGTGAAGATCTTGCGCCGGGCGTAGGGCCCTTCGAGAACCGTGAACTCGCCCGAGAGATAGACCGAGCCGGTCGTCCCCCGCGTGGCGTATCCGCCGGTCCAGCCCTGCGCCGGATCGTCGAATCCGCCCGGACGGATCGTCAGGCGCACCTTGGCCAGCGTGCCCTTGGGGATGATGTTGCTGTTCTGCTTGGCGTCGTTGAAATCGTTCCAGGATCCAGTCATGGCTGGGGTCTCCTCGTTCAGGCGTTTTCGGAATGGGTGGGTGCGTCGGAGGTCGGCGCCGTCGCGGCCGGGGGCGGGCTGCGATAGGCCAGCCGCTCGGAGGCGGGCTTCACGGGGCCGCGGATCTTGGCCATCAGGCGGCCGAGATGCGGCTCCTCGATCAGGTCGAGACGGCCGGATCGATCCTTCGCCGGGAAGTTCCAGGGGTTGATCGTCTGGCAGACGAAGGCACGGTACGGCGCGCCGGACTCGTCCTTGATCTCCGCCATCGTCAGGACTTCATCGACGATGCCCGGCAGCTCGAGGCCGGTCTTCGAGCCGTCGATCTGCGGCTGGAAGATGCGTCGATTGAAGTCGTCGAGCTTTTCGTCGAGGATCCCGACGAACCAGAC